AAGCTATTGATATTAATGATTTTGAGGAATTTGAATTTGCTAAAATTGTTTATAAGGGTATGTAAAACAAAACATAATGTCTGGAATCTCTATAATTATACCTTGTTATCATAAAGAATTAAGACACTATTCTTTAACTGTTAGGTGTTTAGAACATTTAAGGAAACATACTAAAGTTCCATTTGAACTTATACTTATTGAAAATATAAACAAGTGGGTAGCTAATGAAGGTAATAGTTACCTGTGGTTTAAAGAACCAAAGACCTTTGCTGAGAACGCAAATATAGGTTTAAAGTTAGCTAAGACAGAATATATCTGTATGTTAAACAATGATGTATTTGTTCCAGAAGGTTGGTTAGAAGGACTAATGAAATGTTTTGATGACCCTCTTTGTGGAGTTGCTACTATAGACAGCACACAATATGGAAGAGCTACTGAAGATAAGATAATTGAATGGTTCTTTGGTGCTATCTGGGTAATGAAAAGAAAAGTATTTAATAGTGTTGGTTTCTTTGATGAGTCTTTTACTCACGCTTTTGATGATGCTGATTATTGGGTTAGAGTTTACGAAGCTGGATATAAAATATTAATGAATAGAAACATACAAGTAGAACACAAAGATGGTTCAACAATACATAAGTTTGAAGGACATACAGAAAGATATATTGCTATGAGAAAGAAGTTTAATGAAAAACACAAAGATTGTAATTTACAGATATTTAAGAATTTAAGATAAGGAGAGATAAATGGGAAGAGGATTTGATACAATGCAGGGAAATGTTGGTGCCAATGTTCAAGATACAAGCACAGCCTTTGCTACAGAGATTGGTAAGTATATAAATAAGAGATACCAACAGGTATTGCGTAAGATAAACTGGGACTATATCAACGAGGATTATACTGTAACTTTGGTTGGTGGAACACAGGATTATACTCTCCCTTCAGACTTTAAGTCAGAGCTATATGCTAATATCTCAGATAATGATGGACAGTTAAGTAGAATAGAATTACAAGACTTAGTAAGAGAATACCCTGGAGACATGACTACTCAAAGTGATGTAGAGAGATACAGTGTTTATAATAGTGATGATGGAGAGAAGTATATTCGTTTCCATTATGTTCCAACTAAGGCACAGACAGTTCAGTTACCATACATTGTTAAGCCTACTGCGTTGAGTGGTACTACAGAGAATATATTAGACATAGAAGATTTGTTAGAGTTAGGTGCTACTGCCGATGCTTGGAGATATAAGAGACAGTTTGGTAAGGCACAAGCTATGGATATTCTATTTGAGAAAGAGTTATCTGAGCATATATTTGCACAGGAAAATCAAGAGAATATGGTTCACAAGTTTACCCCTAAAGTAACAAGCAGAGATACAATTTATTGAGGTATAAATGGGAATATATGATGTAAGGACAGTTTCAAAATTAGGTGGAACAGACGATAAACCTCTTTTCTCTATAAAGAAAAGTATGGAGGGTGGTGTAAACACTCGTTCAGAGGCTGGTAATCTACAAGAAAATCAAGGTGCTACTTTAGATAATGTAGACATTGGAGTTCCAGGACAGATTACTAAGTCATTAGGTAGTGTTCTGATAGCCAATGACAAGGGTGCAAACTCTATAGTTGCTCTACACAACTATGTAAGGCAAGCCTATGCTGACAACCTTGTTATGTTAGAGAATACAACACTTTGGGCTAACGAAGCGGAGGCTGCTACTTGGACTTCAGTTAAGGCAGATTTTACTGCTGATGAAGATGTGGGAATAGTTCAGGTTAAAGAGAGTGGGTTAGTTCCTGATGATGTCTTAATGGTTAATGTTGGAGAAGCCAATTGGTTTAGAATACATAAAGCAAGTGGTGGTGCTTGGGCAGAGTCCGACTTAGGAAACACGACGGGAACAGGTACAGATAGTCCACCAGCCTCAACAGTAGGTGCGTGGTATGGTAATAGATTTTGGATATTAAAGAATGACCAATTTTTCTTTAGTGCTGCTTACTCAGCAGATTATGGTGGTGCATTTGATACTGTTTCAGATGTATATAGAATACCAGTTGGAGTAGAGAGAGGCATAGTCTCTACAAGAGATACTGGTATGGTTATTATGGGCAGAGATGCTATATGGGGTCTAGCACCTTCAGCAACACCAGTAGCTACAGATAAACCAGAACCTCTTGTTACTAACCACGGAGTAGTGTCTAAGAAGGGTTTTGTAAATGCTGGTGATGATATATATTACTTCGCACAAGATGGTTTTAGGGCATTAAAGAGAACTTTACAAGATAAACTACAAGCTGGTGTTTCTTATCCATTAAGTTATGGTTTGAAAGATGAGTTTGAATTAATAAGCTGGGCGTATATAAGTCGCCTTTGCATGAAGTATTTTGACAATAAGATTTTTATAGGTGTTCCAACTGGTGCAGCAACATTTGATACTTGGATTTATTTTCCAGCCTTTGGAACATTTACTGTGAAGAAGGGTTGGTCTCCAAGATGTTGGGCTACTTACAAAGTTAGTGGAGAAGAAAGACTTTACTATGGAAAACATGCTGATGGTGTTGTTTACAGAGCTTGGAATGGTTATACAGACGAAGGTACAACCACTATCAACGGAACAGCTCAGTCAATGGTTACAGAGTATAAGTCAGAGAACTTTGGACAACCGTTAATTTATAAGAACGGTGGAGAAGTAGAGGTAGAAGCTAATACTATTGGTGGAACAGATACTATAACAGTGGAAGCAAAAACAGAGGGTGGAAACTATACTACATTGGGAACGCTAGCTCTACAGAGTTCAGGAGCTCCCACACTACCAGTTGATTTACCATTTACCCTCACTGATAATTATAAGGTTAGAGGTAAATATCACTTAGAACCACTTGGTAGATTTAGAGAAATACAAGTAAAGTTGACACACTCAGCTAAGAACACAGAGGCAATAAAGATATATTCTATGAGTATTGTAACCTTTCAGGAGGAATATCAGAATGAATAATTTAGAAATGGCGTTTAAGAAAAGATATAACAGAGATACATCTATTGTGAGAACAGAGAACATCAAAGACACTACAACTTTGATAATCAAGTCAAAGAGAGGAACTGATATTACTATACAGGAGTTTAGAAAAGAAGGATTAACTGATTATGTAATAGTCAAGTTTGCAGATAAGACACATAGGTTTAAAAGATATGTAGATGCTGAGATATTCGTAGCAGACCTAATAGGAGAAGAAGAATGGGGACTATAACTCGCGGGACAACGTACGGAAGTACCGAAACCATTACTAATGCAAAACTACATTTGTTAGTAGATGCTGCTACCGTTACAGGCATAGTCAATGCTGATGTTAGTGCTGGTGCTGCCATTGCTTCAAGCAAGTTAAATCTTACTGGTTCAGGATATGTTACCACTGGGGCTAATAATGCTTTTACTGGAGATAATAGTTTTTCTGGTGGATTTACTTTAACTAGCACAAGTTTAACAGATATTCTAGGTTTGATTTATCCTGTTGGAATGGTTATTACATTAGGAGTCTCTACTAACCCAGCAACATTATTAGGAATTGGAACTTGGACAGCAATAGAAGGAACCGTTATAGTTGGTCTTAAATCTACTGGTACTTTTGACACACTTGATGAAACTGGTGGGGCTGAAACACATACTTTAACAGTAGCTGAAATGCCTGCACATACCCATAATTCAAATACTCCGAATGAAAAAGCACTAAATGCTACAGTTGGTAGTGGTCTTTCTTCAAGTGAAGGCGGAAACAGTTCTGGAAGACACGCTATAACATCAACAACAGGTGGTGGAACAGCACATAATAATTTACAGCCATATATTTGTAAGTACATCTGGCAAAGAACAGCTTAAAGGAGTAAATAAATGTCAACAATCTCAGCAGGATATGCTTTCGGTACAACCGAATTAGTTACTAATGTTAAATTACACACATTAATAAACAGTGCTACACTCTCTGAAACCTCAGCAGACATAGCAACCAATGCTTCAATAGTAAGCACAGCAGGGGCTAAGATAGTAAACCTCTACAGTTGCTCTGCTGGCTCTATCTCAACTATAACGGGTATGCTTACGAACATTCCATTTATGTTAATCAACAGAAGTAGTGGGGCATCACTGGCTCTCTTAGATGCATCACCTTTTTTACTTAATGGTAATGTTACTCCTTCAAGTGTAGGTAGTAATATCAC